CCTTCAAATTTTTGTTCCTAATTTTTTTTGGGTAGGAACCATGCAGCAGCAGGTCAAGGGTCCTCCCCCCTAGTGGAATCTTAAGTGTATTCTTAATGTAATCTTAGTGAGTAGAGGTTACTCTTTCTCCTATAGTGGTCCCTAATAGAAATCCTTGATAAAACCTTGATCTGAAACGTCACTATTTCTTATTTGTTGAGGGGTCATACCCATAGCAGTTTGAGATATGGTGTTGTTTAGAAGTGAGTTCCAGTTATCTGTGTGAATAGAAAGAAGTTCATCTTTTCTTTTAGAGATATTCATGTCTTCATTTTGAGCCATATACTCTGTCCAGTAAGCAACTGCACCTGCTAGAGAGTCAACGAGGTCATCATGAACAAGAGAACCTCTGTGACGAGAGATACGAGATAGTTGATAGACGAGTTGTAGTTTGAGTCTTCTTTCTGGTGTCTCTTGAGGATTAGAACGGAAGTCTTTTTCTATTACTTTGCGATCAATTATCAGGCGGTGAGAGTTCATTACAGGTTCTAATGTGTCGATTATGCGTAGTTCTTTGGTTTTATTGTTTCTAACGTCTTCAACTTGGCAAGGGTGGAATCTCATAAGGAAGGGTTTAAGGAGTTCAGCGAACATACCACCGCCAAAGTTTTGTTCAACAAGTATTTGATTTATGTTATTGTCTCTAGCAATCTTACTAATCTTCTCTAGAACGGCATCTGAATAGCCACCAGAGAGTCCTAAGCACTCTGTGACGTATAAATTACCATTAAGCATCTTAACGCAGCTTATAGCGGTCTGATCTTTACCTTTACCAGAGGGGTCAACAAACATAACTGACCCTGTATATTCTATAAAGTCACCAAATTCTTGGGCTGGTCGGTAGAATCTATCGCCATTAAACCCTACACATTGCAAATCTGTGATGACATATTCGGGATTATTAGACCAAATAATTTTTTCTGGTGCAAATTCTTTATTTACAGAAGCAATTACTAGGTCGTTTATTTTTAAAGGGTATCTATCTTGGTCAGATAGAGTTGTATCTAGCTGAAACTGTAGATTAAAACCAGAACGCCCATAGGAAGCTTCACGTTCCATCAAATCCTGTGCAGAGAACCTTATAGGATCTACTGGATCTTTTGGCTGTACAGTGCCTTCTAAAAGTTCTTTTTGAATTTTAGGAGCAAGTCTATCTCCATAGTTGTTTTTTAGTTCTGGGTATCTAGCAGTCCATATTCTTGTTTCATATCCTCTTTCTTCTAGTGTTAAATATACAGAGTTTTCTACTTGTGGTGTACCAAGAAAGGTAATTTTTCCATTTGGTTTTAATATCGCTTCAAATTCTTTTACAGCTTCACTAAGTTTGTCTCTCATGGGCTGCGTGTAGGAGTTGTTAGGAACTTCTACGTCATCAGCGATAACTTCATCTGCTCTAGCTCCTGACATTTGTCCTAAGACCCCTCTAGAAGAGCATGAGGGAGCATGATCGGCCTGTGCAGGTTTTACATCAAAACTTACCTTACTGTTTCTCTGGTCATCTCTAGGTATCAAATCAGCAAGTATTGGCATCTCATTGATAAGACGCATGGTAAATGTAGTAAAGTTATCGGCTCTATCTTT